CAAGTAGAAAAATTTGGTCAATTTACTTTTAAAGAAGGCTCTATTGTAAAAGGATGTACCTTTACATATGATAGATCCATTAAGTATGCTAAAATTCTTGATAAAGATTCTAGTGGTCTTGATATTAATACAGCCTTATTTGCTGAAGGTGATTACTTAAGAAACAATGCCAACCTAGTATCGAGAGTAGTAAAAACTGCTAGTGGCTTAGAATCACAGAACCCAGATTTAAACACATTATTTTTTAATTATCTAAACTCTTCCAATGCAGCCACTCCTGCAACTTCATATCTAAAAGGTGAAGAGCTAGAAGTGTACCCAGCAAGCACGTCTGTTGCTAATATAATATTTACTGGAATACCAAACGACGTATTCGTAAATAATAATGATACAATTTCCGTATCATCTAATTTAAAGGGTACAGGTTTCTCGGGTAACGTTGTTACCACAGATGGAACAAATCAATTTTTATCAGTAAAAGTTACTGCTAATGGAACTGGATTTAGTGTAGACGATCTACCTACAGCAACAATCGTAGCAGCAAACGGTGGAGTATTTACCAACGGTACTTCATCATCAAACACAACATTTGATCTTGCAACAGCAATTTCAAACGGATCTGTAACCATAACAGTAAACTTACAAAAGACCAGTAACGTAACAATTGGTGATAGTAATTTTGAATCCGCTGGCAACACAGAGTTTAACATACTTGGAAGTGCCTTCCAGATGAAAGTACAAGATGGCGTCATTTTCCAGAAAGGCACCTTCCAACGTTTTGCAGAACAGGATATTATTGTATCTAAGTATACATCAAAACCAAATGATTTATCTGTTGGTGTTACAACACAAGAATCCTTTGTTAACAGTAGTGTAGATACAAGTCTACTAGACAATGCTTCTGGCTTTGCAAATGAAAATGCACCTGGTGCAGATAGATTAAAACTACAACCAGTACTGATAGTTAACACTATTAGCAATGCAGTATCATCCAATAACTTCTTAAGATTGGTTGAATTCCAACATGGAATGCCAGTTAAGTTAAATTCACAAGCAGCATTATCTGGACTAGGTGAAGTATTAGAAAGAAGACTTTATGAGACAAGTGGTGACTATGTTGTCAATCCTCTTGCATTAGGTTCAGAACAAGTAGTTGGAAATACGGATATTTTAGCCATTGCTGTTGGAGCAGGGGTAGGATATAACAAAGGAAAAAGATTTGAATTAATAAACACATCAAGACTCCAATTACCAAAAGCACAATCTACTGAAAGTATATCAGGACAAGAAGTCTCTATCAACTATGGCAATTATGTAGAAATAGATGAATATGCTGGTCAATTTGGAGTAGCTACAAACGATAGAGTGTTGTTAATGAACAGCGCATTTAATTCAATAAGTGCAGCCAACTCATCTACATACGATGTGTCCTCTAATTCAATAGCAGCATTTACAAATGCAAACACTACTCTTAACTATGCGGGAACAAATGGAAACGTTGTTGGACATGCAAGAGTAAGAGCAGTCGAACAATTAAGCTCACAACCAAACAAAAGCAATTCTAAATTTAACCTATACATCTATGATGTTCAAATGAACACAGGTAAGTCTTTTGTTAAAGATGCAAAAAGTGTTTTCCATTACTCCGGTACAGAATATTCTGGAACGTTGTCACAGACTAACCAAGCACATAGAGGAATAGCTGATTTAGTACTAGTAAACAACCAAGCAAGAGTATTAGACCAAAGTCCAGAAGACAAAGATTTATTATTCCCTCTTGGCCAAGTAGGTATTAAGACTATATCTAATACAGCTTCATTTACATATGAAAGCTCAGCACCAGGAGAATTTACTACAAGTGGTACTGATACATTAACAAAGTCAGATCCAGAAAACTGGGGATTTGGAACTTCTGATACATCATTAACAGAAATCCAAGAAAGCGAGCTAACTGTTGTTGCAAACAATACCGTAGTAGAATCTACTAACCGTGATCAAACTGTTACAATAAACACAGACAATAAAATTCTTACAACCATTAACACGACCGACATATTTGAAGGTGATTATGTTAGGGTTGCTAACTCATCTGCTAACGGTGGTATATACCAAGTTATAAAAAAAGCTGACTCAAAAATAACATTAGATAGAGCAGTGACAGGTGTTGCAAATACAAGTGCTGCTTATGTAGCTATTGCATATCCTCAAGGCAGAGTTATATCACTAAAAGACAGAACCACTGCAAATGCAACAATAGCAGATAGTGGAAAACAGCTAACTATTAATTTAGGAAGAAATTTAGCCTCAGCATTATCATTTGACGTTTTACATAACGTAAAAGATTCTAGCTCAGGCGGTATCATTAAAGGATATAAAACATCAGAAGCAGCAATATATACATCTAATAATGTAGCAGGTAATTCTGGTCCATGGAGCATAGGTATTGCGGATGCTCAGTCATTAGTAAAGGTATATGCTTCAGCTAATAGTACAGCAATAGTACAAGCAAGTAATGCTTTAGCTAATGCAATTGCTAATGGTACAATGACAGACAGAACTAAAGAGTTTGAATTGGTAACAGGCCAAGAAGGATCTAAGTATGGATTAGCTAAAATAAAATTAAAAAGCGGTAGTACTTATAACCCAGGTGATGCAACACTAGCGGCTACATTTAGACATTTTACAAATGAGTCTGGTTCAGGTTATGCGTCTTTCCAATCGTATGCACCAAATATTGATGATGCTAATACTGTAAGCACTACAAAAATAACTACTCAAGAAATACCAATATTTGTTTCTAACTTATCTGGTGCCGAATATTCATTAAGAGATGTAATAGATTTTAGACCATATGTCACAAATACATCTACTGTAGAAGGCACATTCTTAGATGCTGATGCTACAATTAACCCATCTGCAGCTGAACAAATTTCAGGACCACAATACACTTCAACTCCTAATAAACCTTGGACAAGTGATATTACATTCTACTTACCTAGAAAAGACAGGTTAGTATTAGAGGACGGTAAGCTAACAATTATTAGAGGTAACCCATCTACTAATCCAGAACTACCAACAAAACCTGCAAGTTCAATGCAATTAGGTACTATTGATGTACCAGTGTATCCTTCGCTTGATGCTATTACAGCAGCTGGTTATAAGAGACCAGATTTAAGTGTAAAGTTAAGAGCTACCCAGCTAAAAAGATATACAATGCAAGATATTAAAACTATTGATGATAGAATTAATAACTTAGAATATTATTCATCTTTAAATTTATTAGAAAAACAAACTGCAGACGAAGTGTTACCTGGTAGAGACGATCCAACAGTTAACAGATTTAAAAATGGTTTCTTAGTTGACAACTTTGCAAACAAGACAACAGGTAATCCATTAAACACAGAATTCAAAGCTGGCTTCGACATAGCAAGAAAACTACTAACGCCTAGATTTGAGCAATATAATATTTCGTTAAAAGCCCAGTCTGGATCAAACATGGCAGACTATGGTGATGTGTTTACTACTAAAAGTAAATTAAGAAAAATTATTCAACAACCAAATGCTACACAAAGCAGAAGATGTACTTCAGCTTTCTGGCAATATAATGGAGACTTAACGCTCTATCCTGATTATGTCAGTGATACTGATGTAACTCATAACCCCGAAGAGCAGATTACTATTGATGTTGATATAGCAAGTGGCACAATTGCATTACTAGAAGAGCTGAACAAATATATACCAATTCAACAAACAGAACAAGAAGTTATTGAACAGAGCTCTGAGGACTTTTTAATTAGTTCAGTAACAGTTGGAGCTACTACAACAGAAACATTTAGAACCGTACAGACTCAAAAAATTAAAGAAACTACTAAAGGTTTAGCTGTAGAATCTAAAAACACTCTGAAGAAAGTTGGAGAGTTTGTTACAGATATATCATTCCAGCCTTACATACCCGCTACAACTATTAGATTTATAGCCAGAGGATTAAGACCAAACTTACAACACTATGCATTCTTTGATGATGTTAATGTAACCTCATTTGTTGCACCTGGTGGTCTATTTAACACCATTGACTCTAATAAAGACGACCTTGATTTAATATCAACAAGAAGAGCAAAGCAAATGATATTTGCTAAAGGTAAAGCAGGAACTTCTTTAACAGCAAATAGTACTGGTGGTATAACTGGTCTATTTTTTGTACCAGCTAAATTCTTTATGGCTGGAGAAAGAAAATTTGCTTTAACAGATGTTGAAAATTTAAGTCAAGTAGGAGACACTGTATCTTCAGCTTCTGCTAACTTTAATTGCTTTAACTTCTCTTTAGAAAAAACAGATGTTAACCAATCAACAAGAGCACCAATATTATCATCTACTGAAACAGGAAGAATATTTACTTCAACGACTAATAGCGAGTTCCAAGTAGTTACAACAATTGATGATGACGATGGAGGAATAGGAGCTAACACAGATCCAGGTGAAACTCCAAACACTGTATTTGATGACACTAGGTTAAGACCTTGCGAAGACATAAATCCACCAGAACCAATTGATTGGTGGGAACCAGAAGACGAACGTGGAGGCGGTGGCGGAAGACGTCAGGCAGGAAGAATAGTTCCATGTCAAGAATGTCCAGAAGCATTCCTTGAGCAACTAGATGCTAGAGGAATTAATGCAAGAACTAGAAATTCAGCTATGAGAGAAAGAGGTCTAACATCACAAGAATTCATGTGTGCACAGTTTGTAGATCCATTAGCTCAATCATTCTTACTTCAAGGTACAATGTTCGACGGCTCAACAACAGGATATATTAGAGGACTTGATTTATACTTTGCAGAAAAGAATCCTACTTTAGGTGCTTTAGTAGAACTTAGAGAAGTACAAAACGGATTACCTTCAAATAAAGTATTGCCATTTGGTAAAGTAACGCTGAAGGCTCAAAACATAAACACATCTACAACTGGAACCGTAGCTACTAGAGTATTATTTAAAGCACCAGTTGCTGTAGACACTAGTAAAGAATATGCTTTTGTAGTTAAACCTGAAGGTAACAACCCAGAAACAAAATTATTTACATCTAAGGCTGGTCAGAAATCTTTACAAACAGGCATTGCAATTAATCAAGATTGGGGTGATGGATCAATGTTCTTATCAAGTAATGATAGAACTTGGACACCTTATGCAGATGAAGATGCTAAATTTACAATATACGCATCACACTTTAACACAACAGATTCAAGTTTAACACTTACAAATGAAGATCATGAATTTTTAAAATTGGGTAATATTAACGGCAACTTTACTCCAGGTGAGGAAGTGTTCCAATTAGGAACGGTAACATCTGCTAATGTATCTTTTACAGCTGGTGGAGCAAATGTAGTTGCTGGAACTACAGTAGACTTATCATTGCTTGGTTTAAACCCTGGTAATAAAATAGTTTTAGAAAACGCAAATAGCGAGTATGATGTTGTCGAAGTAAGAACTGCAAATAGCAGTATGATAACTTTAAGAGGCGGATCAAAAATTGCTGAGGCAGCAACTAATGGAGGTAAAATTAGATTTACTCCTTCAGGTACATTTAAACAATTAGATGCTAACACCAATACAATAATGCTGAATGATAGTTCTGCAACAAATAGTACGTTCTTGTTTACTGCAAGTAATACATTGATAGGAGCTTCTAGTGGAGCTAATAGTGTTATTGCTAGCGTAGAAGATACTAACCTAACATACTTTGAACCTAGGTTGTACAATAATATACCTAACAGGACTTCTATTAACACAAGGTTTAAAGCAACTCATGTTGCTAATAACACTGTTGGAACTTATAAAAGAATTAAAACTAATGATAGAAACTATCCAGTAGAGCCTCTCAAAGTTAGAAGTAAGTCTAATGAGATTAGTGGTACTACAATAAACAAATCATTATTTGTTAAATATATGTTTGCTTCTGATAACAAATATGTATCACCGTTCGTTGATATGCAGTCACAATCACTAGCTGTGTATGAAAACATAATTAACAATGACACAACTAATGAGCATATTACAGAAGGCGGATCGGCTGCAGCAAAATATGTATCTAGAACAGTAACATTAGGCGATGGACTTGATGCTGAAGATATTAAAGTATTTGTAAACGCTTACAAGCCAATTAATACTGACATTAAAGTATATGCTAAAGCTATATCTCAAACAGACGAGATAGGGTTTGATACTGGTACGTGGTCTGAGCTTCAGAGAACAACTAATACAAATAAAGTAAGTTCTAATGAAAATAGAAAAGATGTTATTGAGTATGGCTTTGAATTTAAAGATGCTCCAGCATCAACAGTTAAAGCTGGATCTATTACATTTAGTAATAATAGCACAGCTATTACTGGAACAGGAACTTCGTTTAATACAGACTTTGCGGTAGGAGATTTAATTAAGATTGATAATCCTCCTTTTGATGCTAATACCAATTATCAAATATCAATGGTTACAGCTGTTGCAAGTGATACAGCATTAACTATTGCAGATCCAATTGCAATCGGAGCTGAGGATGATGGAAGACAGGTTTCAAAAGTAGACGCAAATGCTAAGAACACAATCTTTAGAGATCCACAATCAGATCAAATAAACAGTGTTAGATATCTTGCAACATACTACAACAGTAACAACGAAAAACAAGTTGGATACAAATATCTAGCTATAAAAATAGTAATGACTGGTACCACAACATCAGTGGCTCCTTACATACAAGACTATAGAGCATTAGCGGTATCATTATAATGACTGAGAAACTTCTAATAGAAACAGAATCTTCAGGCTTATATAGAGACAATACATCTATGGCACTTATAAATACTGATAGAGCTTCGTTCGCTGCTTATAAAATGAAGCGACAAAAAGGCAGTCAAGTAAAAGAGCTGTCTATTGAAGTAGCTTCATTAAAACAAGATATGGTGGATATAAAAACAATGTTGACGACACTCACAGAGGGATTAAATGGCAAGTAATAATTACACAGCTGCGAACGTAACACCGTCATCTGATACATTTAGAGAATGGGTAGACCTTACTAATAGAATTACTTACGACATGGAAAAGCGTGTCGTAACTACTGCTCAACATACTGTAGGTGGTGGTACAACAGGTAATGCTTATGTAAATGGATTCTTTAGTGCTAACACATTAATGATTACAGATAGTATTCAAGGTGTGAGTACAAATGACTCCTCAAACATTGTTGGTGCAAACTCTGCACTTGCTAACTTAATCTTTAGTACCAATGCAACCTTTATAGCTAACTCTACTCACTACTCACATATTAATGCACAGGCAAATGTTCATGTAAGTGGCGAGCTACTTAACATAGATGCTGCCGTAGACATTGATAATGCTGATACGGATATTACAGCTACTGATTTTACATTAACTGGTACAACAGCTAATTTAGATTCTACAACAACAGCAGTCAATGGAACAACATTAGATATAAATTCTACAACAGTAGATATAGATGGTACATTACTTGACATCACTTCAACAGATGTAAATGTTTCAGGTTCTAACGTAACAATTGATTCTGTAAATGTAGACATTGATGGTACTGCTGCTAACTTAGATTCAACAACAACTAACATTAATGGAACAACTTTAGATATCAACTCTGCAACAGTAGATGTAGATAGTGCAACTGCAGTTAACTTTAATTCACCAGACGTAGGTATCAATGGTGCACTACTAGATATTAATTCGACCACAGTAGACGTCGATGGAACATTATTAGACATAACATCAACAGATGTAAATGTATCAGGTTCAAACGTAACTATCGATTCAACTCAATTAGACATTAGCAGTAATGTAAACATTACATCAGTTAACACAACTATAGGTAATGCTAATAGTGATCTATTGACAGTAATAGCAAACACAGTTCTAAAAGATAAACTCAATGTTCAGAAAGCAGTAGACTTTGATGATGTTTTAAATGTAGATGGTGCGGCAACATTTAATGCAGATGTCACTTTAGGTAATGCTAATACAGATTCAGTAAACTTTATTGCAGAAGTATCATCAGGTATTAGTCCAGAAGCTAATACTCAAGCATTAGGTTTAGATGATGCAAGATGGATCCTCAAAGCAAATACAATTAATGCATCAGGCGATATAACAGCACAAGCAGATGTAGATGTAAGCGGACAAACAAACACAAATAGTTTAAGAGTAGTAACAGATGCATCAATAGAAGGTAATACAATATTAGGTAATGCATCTTCCGACTTAGTAACATTTACTGCAAGAAGTTCAAGTATAGAACCATCTGCTAATGGCAATGATTTAGGTACAACTACAAAAAGATGGGACTTGAATGCTAATGGAGTGAATGTAGCTAACCATGCTCACTTCAACGCTACTATGAATGTAGAAAATGATGCTACCTTTGGAACTGACATCGACGTATCATCAGAAGCAAACACGAACACATTAAGAGTAAGATCAACTTCTAAGTTAGAAGGATTTGCAAATGCAGTACAAAGCATTGGTGTAGGCGCTAACGTACATGTTGGCGGTAACACATATATCCATCATGGAAATACTGATGGACTAACAACTATTTCAGATTCAAATATTACAGTAGGTAATAGTACAGTCAATACAGCCATTACAACTGGTGGTGTAGATACAGACGGAACATTAGCAGTGTTAGGAGCTGCAACTTTATCTAGTACTTTAGGTGTTGGTGGAGCAACATCATTAGGTAGTACATTAAACACAACTGGCTCAGCTAGATTTCAGTCTACAGCAAACGTAGAAGGTCTACTAAGAGCTAAAGCAGGATTAATAACAACTGGTGAAGCAAACGCATCTGTAGCAATGAATGTTGGTGCTAACGTAAACTTATCTACATCAAAGATAACAGTTGGTTCTTCAACAGCTAATACAACAATTACAAAATCAGCAATTGATACAGATGGTACTTTATCAGTACTTGGAGCAGCTGCTGTATCTAATACATTAGCAACAGGCAACACAACAGTCACAGGATTTGTAACAGTATCCGGAAACATGAAAGCAGGATCTGCAAATGTCACTGGAGGTCTACAAGCCAATGGTGCAACAGACTTAAATAGCACATTACACGTACAAGGTGCTACAACCGTAGCTAACACATTAGCTATTGGAAATACATCAGTTACAGGAACACTATCAACATCTGGTAAAGCAAGTTTAGCATCAGCTAATGTGACTGGAGCATTACAAGCTAATGGAGCAGTAGACTTCAATAGTACTGGTGACTTTGCTGGTAATGTTAACTTCCAAGATTCAATTACAGTAGCAGATAATTCTACATTCAGTGGAACATTAGCAGCTGGTGATACAACAATAACAGGCTTCACAGCTATATCAGGAAACATGAAGGCAGCAAGTGCTAATGTATCAGGACATTCAAATGTTGCAACATTAGGAGCAACTGGAGCAGTAGACTTTGATAGTACATTAAGTGCAGATGGATTGGTTATAGCTAAAAGTAATCTTAATGTTACTGGCACAGCTAATGCTTCACTAGCAATTCACGTAGGAACAGCTAACACAAAAGTAAGATTAGCTAATAATGATATTGCAGTAGGTAATGCAGCTGCAAATTCTAAACTTACTTCTACAACAATTTCAACAACAGGAACACTAACAGTATCAAATACTGCAGCATTAGGAACAACTACAATAACAGGCGCTGCATCAGTGACCGGTGCATTAGATGCAACCTCTGCAACAGTTGGCGGATTGACTTCAACCGGGGCAGTAGACTTTGATACTACATTAAACGTAGATGGAGCCACAACATTAAATGGCGGAGTAACACTTGGTAATGCAACAGCAGACATTTTACAATTAAAAGGTAGAGCAAATACAAACTTTGTTCCATCAACAAATGATGCTAGACAATTAGGTACTTCATCTCTAA